CCGAGTTTTCCGTAATCTTCGGGACTTGTAACCCAGTCCGTCTTAAACACATGACACAGTGGATAAGGATAAACAGGTAATCTTGACCTGATAAACGATGGTGTTAGTCTGTAAAAAAGACTCAGTCCCCTTATATATATAAGGGGTTTGGTGTTTATACGCTTAATGTTCCGTTCATTCGGTTATTCAAACAAATGAGGTTCTAATGTCGATGACAACAAATGCAGTCTCTATTTTAAAAAAAGTAAAGGGAGACGAGTCCATGATGCTTATAACAATCATACTTACTTATGTAAGTATCATTTACTTAATGTTCGCACTCTCTGATATACGCTTTACTAAAGACTGTTCACTGAGTAATATCAGTCCAGACTACACAATACAAGAGAGAGAATATTGTAGGGGACTACTATACCCAAAAGAAAGTAGCATAAATACAACACCCCAAATCAATAAAATTGTATTGTAATACTTGATTATTTAGATTATAGTTGTAACTGTTGTATGTAGTAGATTTATTAAACAAACCATTAAACTTATTAGGAGGTAGTATGCAAGAAGAATATTCTCAGTTCCATATTGAGAGACAACGTATGCTTGAAGATGCAATAGAACGAGCAGAAAACAATCAAGCAACCCAAGAGGACTTTGACATTATACGCACAGAGTCCGGTCTCAAAAGACAACAACCCAGTTATACCAAAGACATGATGGACGACATCTTTAATGACTTTGCACACATCTTTGGAGGTCGATAATGGCTACTAGAGGCAGACCTAAAAAGGTACTAGACAATGACTATGACTTTTACTTACAAAAGATTGCAGAGTTAGAACAAGTAGAAGCTAATCTTAAAAAACAGTTAGATGATAAAGACAATGAACTAGGTTCTTTAGAAGATGACTTAGACCATTTAAAAGAGATTATTAAATCTTTAGCGGAGGTGCTGTAATGGCTAACGATAGAAATGATTTTGCACCGGAGATACGCAATAGTGCTTGGTGGGCTAGTGATACACGTCAAGTAATGAATGGTAAAGCAGTAGAAGTTATCCTCACTAAACAAGGAACACTTCCTCCTGTTGACTTATCAGACATAGAAGCAGTCCAAATGGGTCATGTCATGCAACCGGTTATCGGTAGGTTAGTAAGCGATAGATTAAAGATGGAGTTGAAAGATGCTGATTATTCTCTTACTCATGCTACTGAGTCTTGGCTGCGTTCTCACTTTGATTTTATTTCTGCTGATGGTTCTACTCTCGTTGAGGTTAAGAATTATAGTGCTGGTGTTAGGAATAAGTTTGATGTGGATACTAATCGAGTTCCACAAGCAGATTACGCTCAATTGGTGCATGAAGCTACTGTCCATAACCTATCTCACATCTACCTAGCAGTCCTCTTTGGTGGTCAAGAATTACAAACCTTTGAGTTCCATATTAGTGATGCAGAGAAGGAAGAGTTAATCAAGAACATGGCAGTCTTTTGGGGTCATGTGAAAGCCAATACTCAACCCCCGGCAGAGACCATTGAACAGACTAAGTTACTTTATCCAGTATCAACAGAGAACGCTATTATGGCTACTATGAATATGGAGAAAGGTATCCAACATCTCAAGCAGATAAAGGAAATGATAAAACAAATGGAGGACCAAGCAGAAGGGATTGAGACATATCTCAGGGACTCTATGGGTAATGCCTCAGAGATACGTTCTGTTAGCGGTGATGTGTTGGTTACTTGGAGAAGTTCTAAGTCCTCTAAACGCTTTAGTTCTACTCTCTTTCAATCTGCTATGCCGGACATCTATGAACAGTTTGTTGTAGAACAAGCTGGTTCTAGGAGGTTCTTAATCAAATGAATAACATAGACATAGCCATCTGGGTGATGACTGCTAGTTCAGTCATTGATACTGCCCTAACATTATTAGAGAGGTTTATATGAGAATATGCACAGTCGTACATGATGATGAAGCATCTAAAGTAAAAGTTTTGTATACAGAAGATTTTTTTGTTAAATATGATAAATATATGCAAGAGGCTATTTTGGCTAACATTTCTTTGAGATTTCAACAAGATTGGTCAGAAATTTTAGAGGAAATCAAGGAGTTAAATGATGAGTAATATTGTGAGTTTCAACGATATGCAGAGTATGGCAGAAGCTATTGCTAAAAGTGGTTTGTTTGGCATGAAAGACACCAATTCTGTATTAGCACTCATGGCAGTCGCCCAAGCAGAAGGATTACATCCTGCTACGGCTGCTAGAGATTTTCATATCATTCAAGGCAGACCAGCCCTAAAAGCTGATGCTATGTTAGCGAGGTTTCAAAATGCAGGAGGAAAAGTTGACTGGACAGAATATACAGATGAACGAGTTACTGGAGTCTTTACTCACCCGAACGGTGGAAGTCTCGCAGTTAGTTGGACTATCAAACAAGCTACTAACATTGGTCTTGTCAAGCCCGGCTCCGGATGGCAAAAGTTTCCACGTGCCATGCTCAGAAGCAGATGTATTAGCGAAGGCATACGCAGCGTTTTTCCGGGAAGCGTCACAGGCTTCTACTCCCCAGAGGAGGTCGCAGACTTCGACAATGCTCCAATAAAGGATATAACCCCTCCTAAAACCGTTATAGAGGCTCCTAAAGAGGTTTCTATCATTGAGATGGATAATGACTACCCTGAAGAACCCAGCACCTCTATAGCCCTCATGTTACCGGATAATACGATTTATTCTAAACACCAAGATTTAGAGGAATGGTTGGAAGCCTACGCTAATCTTTATGTTAAGGTGCGTGAGTCCAAGAAGATTGAAGCTACAGAGAAAAAACAAAAGTTAGATTCTCTGAAAGTGGTTAATCAACTTATTCTCACTCGTCTAGATATAAACCAAAATATCAAGTTAGCACAGAAGTTACAGGGGTCTAACCCAAAGTGATAGTGCCAGTTGCTAAGAATCGATATGGAACACAAAAGGATAATATTCTGCGGTGGTTAAAGGAGAAACCCATAACACCCATGGAAGCCCTAGAACATTTCGGTTCTATGCGATTGGCAGCACACATTAAAGTATTACGAGAAGAAGGTTACAACATCTATACCGAAGATGTAAAACATAACGGTAAACATTTTGCTAGGTATCATTTATTAAAGGAGAAGTTATGAGTAGTCATATACCAAAAGAAGGTCGTGGAGTATTGTTTCAAAATCTAGATAAGAAAACAGAATTGCATCCTGATTACAAGGGTCAAGTCATGGTTGATGGTAAGATTATTAGATTATCTGCTTGGAAGAAAACACATTCCAATGGACACCTATTTTCTTTATCAGTGATGAAAACTCCTCAAGAAATGGAAAGAGATTCTATCTCCTATCCTAGAGAAGTGAATACACGTAATGATGAGGACGTACCATTTTAATTCTCTATCTACCCTATCCCCCTAGCGTTAATGCTTACTGGTTAACATCCGGTAGAAGGAAGTTTCTCTCTAAGAGGGGTAGGGATTTTAAAGAACAAGTGCAAGACTATGTTGTTGTCCATCGTATTCCAAAGCTAGGAGATATACCTATTTCAGTAGATATTATTCTAAGACCACGTAGTGCTAATTTAATGGATATAGATAACTGTGCTAAAGCGGTTCTAGATAGTCTACAAGATGCTGGAGTCTTTGAAGATGATAGTCAAGTATGGAAGCTAACGATTGAGAGAGGAATCAAACACACCGGGGGAAGTTGTGTTGTGATGATTGATGAATATAAGGGGATGAGTTAAATGGATGAACCAGTAGCAATGCGATATGACTTTGATGGATATGGATATATGTATATTGACTCAGGCTCAGGGAGCGATTGGCAAACGAGGGAGAAGGGAGAGTTTCTTTACACTAAACCATTCTTTCAACAAAAACCTGTTGCCATGATGGTTAAAATTGATGGGTTTGATAAACCTGAATTCACTACAACGTGTAGTTCTGCTGCACTTAAACATCCTAACTATACTGCATTGTACGACCATCCACCAATAGCTTGGGCTGAATTAGAAGCTGGGGAGAGTATTCCTCTTTATGAACATTCTGAAGATAGAGATTCTGCTATCTACGCAACTGGTTATTGGAATGGTATTCAGAAAGCTAAAAAAAAGAATGAAACCTTAGACACAAGGTCTTACTTGATTGGTAGATATGATGGTTTGCGTGAACTAACAGAAGATGAAATAAGAGAAGTGGCAGATAGCGTATGTCATACATGGAAAAAGAACGGTGTTGGCGAACTTTACATGACAGATTTTGCAAGAGCAATACTAAAGAAAGCGAGTGAAAAATGACTGAAACAAAACCAAAACTATTTGTAGCAACTCCAATGTACGCTGGAATGTGTCATGGAGTTTATGCACAATCTATGTTATCTACACCATCTACACTTAATGCGAATGACATAGAATGTGTATTTAGCTTTATGTTTAATGAGTCACTGATACAGAGGGCTAGAAATGCGTTAGCCAATATGTTTTTAAAGACAGATTGTACGCACCTAATGTTTATTGACTCAGATATACGTTACAATCCAGAAGATATAGTACACATGGTACGAGCAGATAAGGAAGTGATTTGTGGTATCTACCCTAAAAAAGAAATTAACTGGGAATCCGTTAAGACTGCTATGGATAATGGCATCTCTAAAGATAATCTCAAACATCATACTGGTAGCTTTGTTGTTAACCTTGTAGATTACGCAGCAGAGGTTACCGTACCGATGAATGAACCTGTCCAAATATGGAATGGTGGTACCGGCTTCATGCTCATCAAAAGAGAAGTCTTAGAGAAACTCCAAGACGTAGTCAAGTCTTATGTCAATGATGTACATGACTTAGCCGGTAGTCTACAAAAAGATAGAATTTATGAGTTCTTTCCTGTATTCATAGAAGAAGGTACAGAAAGATTACTCTCAGAAGATTATGGATTTTGTAAGATTGCTAGAGATAATGGTATTAAGATATGGGCAGGACCGTGGATTAACCTTGCTCACATGGGTAGCTACATCTTTGAGGGACGACTTGTACAACAACCTTAACGACATCCCCAGCGTCTACGGGCAGCTTTACCTCTTGGACCTTTCCAGTTACGAGACCTAGCACAAAATGACTTATGTCTGGGTCCTGACTTCTGCGGTGCTTTTAGTTTGCTGCCTGTTGCTCGGTTATATTTCCTTCTCCCTTTGGCAGTCAAACCGCCACCTTGAGAGACGGATAACTTTTCTCCTCTCCCAACAGAAAGATTCGGTTTATTACTCATATTCCAAAAGTCCCTTTCAATAATTTTAATGTTTTATCAGATAAAGTAGGAGGTTTAGTAGCAGTATAAGGTGGTAAATCTCTAGCATCTAAACGCTCTTGTCTTAAACCTGTTACTGCTTTATACGATTGTATTAAATCTTCATCATTGTTAAACAATATTTTTTTTAATACAGGGTCTTTTGTAATGTCAAGATTATAAGTTGTTTCCATTCCTGACAATTGGGCAATTACTTCATCTATTGGTGTTGATTTATCTTTTCCTAAATAAGGTATAACTTCATCTTTAACACCCAATTCTTTTAATCTTGTAACCACTTCTGGTTTCATTGAATTTACGTGAAAATTAGAAATTAATGTTCCAGCACTTAAAGGTGTATTTCCTAAACTTTTTAAATTATTATTTAATTGTTCTTCAATAAAATAAGAACTTTTATTTCCATATCTTGCCATTCCTTTACCAGCTAATTGATGTTCAAATTCATGGGCTGGTATAGTTGGATTTGCTTCAGCAACTTTAGGATTTAAATATACTTTATTAGGTCTATCAATATCTACATAAGGATTTTTATATGTTTCGCCTTTTTCATAATTAGGTATAGCTGCTTTAAACATAGCTTCTCTATCAACAGATTTACCTTTGTAATCTTTATTATCAGACGAACTTTTTGATTGTATTATTTTTAATACTTTATCTTTATCGGCAGAATTAATAATATCAAGAATATCTTTATCTGCCATGTGATGCTCCCGGACATCCTAGAACCCAGTGGTAATTATCCAATCATTTCCTCCGAAATTGTTTTAACGAATGTTACTCTCGTTATCCAACCTTTACCAAAAGTATCAAATGTCGGTAAACTTTTATAGAACGCTGTTTTTTCAGCAGCAAAGTTTTCTAGAATAGAGCGTGTATTCGCCTTTTGTATCGCTTGTAGCGTTCCGCTCCCAATAACCCCGTCAGCAGGGACTCCAACGGCTTCTTGTAATAGTTTACTAGCCCTACCAACACCCATGTTAACAGCAGCATCAAAAGCGGCATAATCGACACCAGAAGGAAGGTCGTCACCATGTACTTTATCCCAATATAGTTGCTTGTAAAGGTCGTGAACATCTTGGTCGCTTATATTCTTTAAATCATCTTTAGTTAAATGAGGATTACGTTTCCAGTCTTTAAATACTGCAAAAGTAATTCCCTTCATAGTAGCACCTCCGGGGTCTTGAGGGTTATCACTCCATAATCCCTCTGACTTTAATACGTGTGCTAATGCTGTATCAAAATTATTCTTCATCTTTATCGCTTCCTATCTTGATACCTGTTATCAGTCCGATAAATCCACCGATGACAGTTTGAAATGCTGGACCAATAATCTGAAATACTTTATCTGTATCAAAGTTAGGGTCAATGACTGCATACGCAAACATGAGTAACATACCAATCACA